GGGCGATTGGTGAAAAGCATGGAGTTAACCATGCCACTATCCTGAAAAGGGCAAACAAAGAAGGCTGGCAGCGTGACCTTACAGAACAGGTAAGGACCGCCACGAAAGCCAAGGTAACCAAATCAGTAACCACAGCGGGTAACCAGTCACCAGTGGTTACCGATGCACAGATAGTTGACCAGGCCTCTGATGAAGCAGCCTCAGTTGTTCTTGCTCACCGCGAAGGGTTGGCAGCATGGCGTGGCATAACCAATAAGCTTCGCAACTTCCTGAATGACGCTGAGATTACTGAAGAGAACCACGCATCAATGGCCCGCTCAATAACAGCCGGTGTGGATGCGCAGATCAAAGTCATCAAAGCTGAGCGTGAGGCCTACAACATCGACAGCGGCGACCGCAACACAGTAACAGATACACTTTCGGACCTGATGGACGATCTCGCTAAGGGGTGAGCATGAAGCCAGAACACCTCAAGCTTCTGCGGGACAAACTCTGGCGCCTGAATCACCTCTACTGGATAACCGACAAAGAAGGCAAGCCCATACGCTTCAGGATGACGCCTGAGCAGCTCGAATACTTCGAGGGCATGCATACCCGCAACATCATTCTGAAGGCTCGCCAGTTAGGTTTCACGACCGAGGTATGCATAATCCAGCTCGACGCCGCTTTATTCGAAGCAGCCAAGTGTGCCCTGATTGCCCACACCCTGAATGATGCAAAGCGCCTATTCCGCGAGAAAATCAAATATGCATATGACCGCCTTCCGGATGAGATCAAAGCGGCTAACCCTGCAAGCAATGATGCAGCGGGCGAGCTGGTATTCAGCAAAGGTGGTTCACTCTATATCAGCACGTCTTTCCGTGGCGGCACGCTTCGTTATCTTCATGTTTCCGAGTTCGGGAAGATATGCGCTAAGTTCCCGGACAAGGCCCGTGAGATTGTTACCGGTGCATTTGAAGCAGTATCAGGCGACTGTTTCACGACGATTGAAAGCACTGCTGAAGGCCGAGCTGGTTACTTTTTCGATTACTGCCAGTCGGCAGAAAAGGCGCTCATTCAGGGCAAGCAACTCTCACAGTTAGACTGGAAATTCTTTTTCTTCTCCTGGTGGAAGAACCCTCTGTACGCAATCGACCCCGTAGAGCCAATACCACAGCGCCTCAGCGATTACTTCGCTGATATTGAGGCAAAGCATGGAGTGGTGACCAACGAGCGCCAGAGAGCCTGGTATTACGCCAAAGAGAAGACGCTCGGCGATGACATGAAGCGCGAGTATCCGTCGATACCGGCAGAGGCGTTTCAGCAGTCAGTCGAGGGCGCTTATTACGCCAGGCAGTTCCGCAAGCTCTACGAGCAGAAGCGTATTGGTACGCTGCCTTACAACTCACACCTGCCGGTTCACACATTCTGGGATATCGGCGTAGGCGACTCCACGGCCATCTGGTTTGTGCGCATCGTTGGCGAGGAATATCACGTCATCGACTACTACGAGAACTCAGGCGAAGGTCTCCGGCACTACATGAAGGTGCTGAAGGATAAGGGCTACGAATACGCCGCTCACTGGGGGCCGCACGACATCGATAACCGGGAGTTTGGCTCAGATGCAAAATCACGCCGCGATTTGGCCCGTGAGGGTTATGAGATTGACGGCGTGAAATACACGATCACCTTTCAGGTGGTGCCAAAACTCGGCGTCGATGACGGCATTGAGCAGGTGCGTGAAATTCTCCCGAAGTGTGCCTTTGACGAGCACAAGTGTGCTGACGGCATCATTGCGCTTGAAGGCTACCGCAAAGAGTGGGACGACAAACGCGGCTGCTGGAAAGACAAGCCTCTTCATGACCACACATCACACGGGGCTGACAGCTTCCGTTATTTCGCCGTGACGCAGAAGAAACGCAGCGTCCTTAAAGCGGCACCCGTTACCTTCAGACGATAAGCGACTATGGCTAACTTTTCATACGCAAGAGCAGAATACAGCGATGCCGCAAAGTCATGGCAGCTTGTCAAAGACTGTGTGGCTGGCAGCAGGGCGATTAAAGACCGGGGCATTCTCTACCTGCCAATGCCTGACCCGACAAACGACAGTGAAGAGAACAAGGCACGATATGAAGCTCTGTTGAAGCGCGCCATGTTCCTGAATATCACTGGCCGCACTCGACAGGGCCTCATTGGCGCAGTGTTCCGCAAGACCGCTGAAGTCGATTTGCCGGACTCGGTGAAATACCTCATCGAGAACGCCAGCGGCGACGGCACGAGCCTGGAGCAGCTTTCCAAAGAGGCTGTAGGTGAAGACCTCGATACCGGTCGTGGTGGATTCTTCGTGGACTACCCGGCCAGTGACGCGCCGGAAGGCACCCGGCCCACACGCGCGCAGACAGCAGGGCGCTTTGCTCACATACACCTCTATGAAGCGCTGAGCATTATCAACTGGCGTGAAGACGTAATTGATGGTGTGCGTAAGCTGACACTTGTTGTTTTCGCTGAGTGTTACAACAAGGCGGAAAACGATGAATTCACCTTTGAGGTCAAAAAACAGTACCGAGCACTGACCCTGGAAGGTGGCGTATACCGTCACCGCATGTGGCATGAAGACGATCAGTATGAATCTCCGCAGCTTGACGTCTACCCCACAGACTTCAATGGCAACCGGTTCGATCACATCCCGTTCTACTTCTTCGGCGCTGAGAGCAACGACGCTCGTATTGACAAGGCGCCGCTTGAAGATTTGGCCGAGGTGAATGTACTCCACTATGGCAACAGTGCCACGGTGGAAGAGTCAGGATTTATCAGTAGCCAGCCGACACTGTTCTTCACGACCAATATCGACCAGCAATCTTTCGAAACCTGGAACCCTGGCGGAATCCAGATTGGCTCAACAAAGGGGTATTCCCTTGGCTCTGATGGCAATGCAATCATGCTGCAGGCCAGTGAAAGTCAGCTCGCTCTTAAGCTGATGCAGGAGAAAGAGAACCAGATGCTGATGATTGGTGCACGCATTGTGCAGCAGTCAGGGCAGAACGAGACAGCAGAAGCCGCACGCATCAGATACAGCAGCGACAACAGTGTGCTGGGCACGATTGCCGGTAACGTCAGCGAGGCGCTCAAGCGCGCCATTCTGGATGCACAGCTCTACATGAGCGGCAAAGCTGACATGACCAATACCGTTTTCTGGCTGAATCAGGAATTCTTTGACGCATCACTCACCTCACAAGATGTTCTGGCACTCATCCAGAGCTGGCAGCAAGGCATCATCGCTAAGAGCGACGTGCGCACCAAGTTCCGTCAAACGGGCTGGCTGGAGGCTGACCGCAATGATGATGACATTGACGCTGAACGTGCTGAAGAGCCGGTTGTAGAAGGCGACGTCGTCACTGATGACCCTGAAACAGTCACCGAGGAATAACCATGAGCGCAGACGGTTACACTACAGACGCCGCCACGCGCCATCAGGTTTACGTCCAGCGATTTGGATCGGGACTGGCTGGCAAGGCGGCTAAGTTCGTCCGCAAGGCCATCAGGCGCGCTAAAGAGACCGTTAACGAAGGCATGAGTCAGTACGCCACCGCTCGCTATAACCGGCAGATAGAAACTCTCAGGGGTGACCTGAACGCTATCTACGGCGAACTGTCACAGCAGCAAAAGCTCGACCTTGGAGAATTCGCGCAATACGAGTTCACCTTTAACAGCAAGTTGCTTGGTCAAATCGTTAAAGCGTCTGTGCGCCTCGCTGAGCCATCATCGGAGATGATAGCCGCTGCTGTACTGGCTGACCCGTTAGAGCTTGCTGTAGGGCGCGGAAGGCAGGTTATCGACATCACCGGAGCGCTGGCGCAGTTCGGTAGTAAAAAGACGGCTGACATCCTGAGCGAAATTGCTATCGGCTCATCTCTCGGTGAGACGCAGAAGGCAATAGTCCGGCGATTAACCTCGTTGGGTGTGTCGCATGAGGAGCAGGTCGGATCACTGGTGAGAACGATGACTAACCATGTCGCTTCATCTGCCAGAGCGGAAACGCTGAAGCAGAATGACGACATTCTGCAGGGGCATCGCTGGATAGCAACGCTCGACAGCAGAACAACTCCGGTATGTCGCGCGCGTGACAGGAAAGTTTATCCGCTGGATGGGCCAAAGCCTCCCGCTCACTGGGGATGCAGGTCGTCAATCGTGCCGGTTCTCAAGCCGGAGTATCAGCGGGAGATTCCCGGCAGCACGCGCCCTTCAAAAGGCCCTGATGGTGTCGAGCAGGTAAGTAGCGGAACGTCTTACGGTGACTGGCTTGCAAGACAGCCAGCAGCTTTTCAGAAAGAGGTACTCGGCCCAGCGCGCTACAAGCTGTTCAGCAAAGGCGACCTCAGCATTGATCGCTTCGTTGATGACAACGGCAAGCAGTACACCCTCGACCAACTCAAAGATTTAGAGCCGCATGCCTTCGAGCTTGCTGGCCTTGAATAATCATATCTAACGCTGGCCGGGCCAGCACACATCCATTCAGGAGAATGTATGACTCTGAAGTATCAGCTTACCGCTGAGGAATTCGCTCAGCTTGATGAAGCCAAACAGGCGCTGTATGTGCAGCAGGGCGAGGTTTATCAGCTTCAGGTAGACGGCATCCCTCAGGAAGACGTCAGCGGACTTAAGCGCCAGCGTGACGAGCTTCTGGCAGAGAAGAAGGCCGAGCAGGAGCGTCGCCGGGCAGCAGAAGAGCAGGCGCAACGTGAAGCTGATGAGCGAGCGCGTGCAGAAGGGAACTACCAGCAGCTTTTCGAAAGCTCACAGGCAGAGCTTGAACGCGAACGCAGCAGCCTTACAGAGCTTCGCCGCTCTATTGAGCAGCGGGATATCAACCTCGCGGCTACTCGCGTCGCTACGGCCATTGCCGATGGTTCTAACGCCGAAATCCTCACCGAGTTCATCGCCCGCCGCCTGAAGGTGGCAGAAGGGCAGGTACGCATTACTGACGAGTCAGGCAATCTCACGGTCAGCTCTCTCGCTGACCTGCAAAAAGAGTTCGAAACCTCTCCGCGTTACGCATCCCTCGTACGCGGAAGTCAGGCAGGTGGCGGCGGGGCCGCGCCTAAGAGTGGTGACCGGGTTACCAAAACATGGGAGCAATTATCCGGCATGGAGCGCGTAGAGCTTCGCCGAAACAACCCCGCCGAACATGCGCGACTAAAAGCAGCGCATGAGGCATCCAAATAAGGATTTAAGCAATGCCAACCATTCTTTCTGACGTAGTTTTCCGCGACGAACTGCGCGACTACATGCAGGTTAATACCGCTGAAAAGACCGCATTTTTCCAGTCCGGTATTCTGGTAAACAACAGTGATATGTCTTCGCTGCTGGCGTCACCATCCAACACCTTCACCATTCCATGGTGGGTTGACCTGGATGCGTCGATTGAGAGCAACTACTCGAATGACGTCTACACCGACATTGCTGTGCCACTGTCAGTAACCTCTTCAAGCATGCAGGCCCGCGCCGCATACCTGAACGAAGGGTGGAACGCCATGAACCTGGTGAAGAACATCACCAATCAGGATCCGCTTGAGTTCGTAGCAAGCCGCCTTACCAGTTACTGGCAGCGTGTGGCTCAGCGCCGCGCTATCGCAACAGTTGTTGGTCTGTACAACGATAACGTTGCCGCAACCGGTGACATGGTCGTTGACGCAGGAGGCCCAATCACTGCAGCAGCAATCATCCGCGCCCGCGCAACAATGGGTGACTATACGCCGCAAATCGTTACACCAAACGGCACCAAAGCTCTGAGCGTCATTGCCATGCATTCTGCTGTGTACACCGAGCTGCAAATCCTGAACCTGATTGACTTCACGCCAATCGCAGATCAGGTGCCAGAGTTTGGCCGATATCAGCAAATGATCGTTGTACTTGACGATGGCCTGCCTGTAATCGGCACCGGTGCTGATGCGAAGTATCTCTCTGTTATCTTTGGCCCTGGCGCTATCGGTTATTCCGAAGAGCAGGACGAAGATGATATGGAATATGATCGTGAGCCTGCACGTGGCAACGGTGGTGGTGCAGAAACGCTGTGGACGCGTCGTAACTTCGTTCTACATCCGCTGGGCTATTCCTTCAACAGCACTACCATCACCGGCACGCCAGGCACTTCTCGTCCTGTATCTGCTAACTGGGCTGACCTGGCTCTGGCAACCAACTGGGACCGCAAGTTTAGCCGTAAGCAAATCCCACTGGCGTTTGTAACCTCAAAGGTAGCCTCGTAATTCCTTCGGTTTAACCACTAAGGAGGATTTATGGCGGATGAACAAAAGCCATTGTTAAATCAGGGAGGGCGCATGCCCTTCCGGTACAGTTTAGGACGGCTGTACAGCGAATTCTCAGCCATTCTTCAGAAGCAACAGAACCGGCAGCTTCAGTTCAGGACTAATGATGCCAACGTTCTCTACTGGAAATGGTCAGACGAAACAAGCTGGAAAGAAGTGGCTGAGATGAGCAACACCTCGCCGGCCACTTCTATTTCTGCCGTGTCAGGGCTGCAGCAGGCGCTGGATTCCAAGATGGACGACGGTGTTATCACTGTCTCAGACATTGAAGGGCTATCAGCAGTAATGCAGTCGCTTGCTGACTGGGGTTCAATCAAAGGTAAGCCGGAAACATTCCCTCCATCGAGCCATAAGCACGATATAGCGGATGTTAACGGACTGCGCACCGAGCTGGACAGCAAAGTAAATGATGGCGAGGTTTCGGTAGATTCGGTGACAGGGTTGCCGGAAAAGCTGGAATCCCTGGCTAACACCCAGTGGAGTGAAGTTAGTGGCAAACCGGACAGTTTCCCGCCTTCAGCTCATAAGCACGCTGTCGCTGATGTTGAGGGGCTTTCAGAGTCATTAACCTCTCTAAGCAAGCCAGCGTGGGACTCAGTGTCAGGCAAGCCTTCATCATTTACCCCTTCATCCCATAAACACGGCATAACTGATGTGACCGGCCTGCAGGCTGCGCTTGATGCAAAACGTAATGGTGGCGCAATTGCAACATCAGAGGTAACCGGACTTGATGAGCAACTAAAGCGAATCGGAGTATCTCCGGCCTGGGGCGATGTAACCGGTAAGCCAGAATCATATCCACCATCATCACACACTCATGCTGTTGCCGAAGTGACAGGCCTTGCTTCTGCTCTGGCCGCAATTCCAAAGACGGAGATTGTGACAGGGAAAGTGGTCACCGCAGGCGTAAAGGTGGCGGTTAAATTCGTCAAAGCTTATACCAACCCTCCCGTAGTTCAGCCTTCATCAACATGGGCCGGGCAGCAGGTTGTTGTTGGTGAGGCAACAGATATCACTACCACCGGTTGCAACGTAACAGTCATGCAATCAAAAGGGACGCTCCTACTTACTGCCGGGCCATTTGAGCCAGCGGCGGCAGGGTCGTCATTCAAAATGCTTGTGATCGGAAATTAGGAGAAGTTCATGACCATCGTAAAAGACAATGTAATCGACCCGGAGCAGAAGGCTCGTTGGGGTTTTGCAGAGAAAGACGGCCAAATCACTGTTGGTCCGCAGACTGTGGGTGAAACAGGTGGTGTTGATCATGCCCGAGCGTCCGTTGATGACGAAGGTGCTCACGGAAATGGTTCAGGCGTACAACCTACATCTGCCGACATGGCTGCACTTCAGGCGCGCAATGACGAGCTACAGCAGCAACTGGACGCGGCTAACGCAAAGCTTGCTGAGGGTGGCAGCAACAGCTCTGATCCGCTCGACAACCTCAGCGCCACTGACATCAAAACAAAACTTGATGAGCTTGGTGTTGAGTACAAAGGCAATGCATCGCGTGACGCTCTGCTTGAGCAGCTTAAAACCGCACAGCAGCCGCAAGAGTAACCGCTGGGGCTTCGGCCCCATTTAGCACGGAGTGAACATGACAACGTACATTACCGTCGCTGACGTGGATGAGTTGCTGGGTACTGACTGGACGGCGCCAGAGAAGAAGGCGAGAGCAGTGTTGCAGGCTAACGCCTACCTGACCGCTCTCAACCTGCAGGGTCTCCCTGATGTCACTCCTGATGATGTTAAGCAGGCCGGTGCATTCCTCGCTTCTGCATCCGCTGCTGGCGTTCTGTACAAGCAGCAGACTGAATCAGGCGCGCTGACGAGCAAAACGGTTGATGCTGACGGGGTGAGGGTGACGAAAAGCTACGCATCATCACAGTCGCTTGGCAACTCATCGCTGCCGGAAGATGTCCAGTTGGCTCTCGCGCTCCTAAAGCCGTGGCGCAGTAATCCTCTCGCTTTCAGGGTGTATCGATAATGGGCATTCGAGAAGAGCTACAGGCTGAGCTGGCAGAGGCCTTCGACACCGACCTGGCTGATGCGGTGCATGACTTCACTGGCAGCTATAAAGTGCAGGCCGGGTGGGATCCGGTAACGGAGACAGGTGGCGAGATAACCCGAAGCTATTCCGGCCGAGGCGTGCTTTCACGGTATGAACTGAGCCGTATCGATGGCGTAAACATCCTGCATGGCGACGTGCGCCTTACTGCGCTGGCTAATGAAGTGACTGACAAGCCCAGCGAGAGCCACACCATTACCGCACCCGACCTGGTTACCGGTCTGCAGCAAACCTATCGCATCGTCACGCTGTCACCAGACCCTGCCGCTGCAACCTACCGGATGCAACTAAGGAGGAAGTGATGGCAAAGGGATGGGATAACGACCCTTCACTTTTTGCAGGTCTGGTTGAGGAAGAGGTTGGTAAGAAGCTGCGCATCATCTCAATGGCATTACTGACTGAGATTGTTCAGCGGTCGCCAGTAGGTAACCCCGACCTATGGATGAGTCCGGCACCAAAAGGCTATACAGGCGGCTCATTTCGAGCCTCTCACATCGTCAGCATTGGCTCACCGGACTACTCTGAGCCTGCTGAGCCGGATAAAGTTGGCACAAAGACAATTCAGCAGGGTTCAGCTGTCATTGCCCAGGGAAAGCCGTATTCGGTGATTTATATCCAGTCAAACCTTCCTTACAGCGAGCGCCTTGAAAACGGGCACTCTAAACAGGCACCAACCGGTGTTTACGCTAATTCATTCCACGGTGTAACTCAGGCCTACAAATGACGCTCACTGAAATCAGGAACGCCATCATCTCCCGGATGACGGCGCAGACAGCTATTGCCTCAGAAGATGTCAGCTACCCGAACGGGCCAACTTACGACCCTTCCGGTAAATCAATCTGGGCGAGGCTGACCAACATCCCCGGCATGGCAGCAGCAAACGAAATCGGCGCTGGTCCCGTTGTTCAGCGTACGGGCATTGCTGTCATTCAGATATTTGTGCCTGCCGGTTCTGGGTCTCTGCTGATAACGCAGACGGCCGACAAGCTGCGAGAGCTGTTTGAGTTCGAAACGGATGGCAGGCTGGACTACTTCGCTGTAAGCGCTGTTGATGCTGGCGAAACGGACGGCTGGTCGCAGATGAACATTCAAATACCTTATCGCGCCGTATGAGGCGCATAACCCTGGAGAAATAATTATGAGCTCAGGCGCTAAGGTCGTTACCGCGTATATTCGCGAAACCACGCCCGGCACCACGCCTGCGACAGGCACATGGAATCTGCTCAAGCGCAGCAGCTTCGGTGTAGGACCGTCGCAGAACATGATCGACAATGACGAAATCGGCGGATCACGTATGGCGCAAGGCCGCTCTACCGGTACGGTAGATGTAGGCGGCGATGTGGGCGCTAAGTTCCGCTGGGGCCAGCATGACGACTTCCTCGCGTCCTGCTTCGGTTCGGAATGGGACAATAATGTGCTCAACATGGGCAACGACCGCATCGCATTCTCTGTCGCATCCTATGCTGAAGACATTGGTGTAGCTTCCATTGCCCGCGGCTGCCAGGTGGGTACGTTCCAGTTGTCGATTCCTAATGACGGCGATATCACAGCTACCGTTACC